ACGGAATTGAATGGCTTTTCCGACGCTGTTCCGTTAGACGGCGTAGGAGTATTTGTTGAACTGTCGGTCATGGTTTTTAAAGCGTCCAAGAACGCAAGGATCAGTGCTGCTCAAGGGCGCAACAAGGGAAGCCCATAGTTTAAGATATGGAGTAAATTTTTACATTTATACAATACCTTTTGAAAAAATAGTCAGGTCGGGTAAGGTCGGGTAATGTTTTGTTAGTACCATTACATGGAGCCATTGATCTCTTTAGCCTTTTCACGCAACTGATTAAGCAGTAGCAGGAAATCATTTAAGGCTTCTGCGCGACCAGCGGCGTGAGTACGTTCCTCGCCATTGGTTTCGCGACTTATGGCTGTTTCAACTTCGTCTTTTACGGCATCATTCAAAACAAGAATGATACCGTTCCAAAGATGATTTTCGCCAGAAAAGCCAAAGGCTTCTACGAGTTTAGGCTCCATATGTTAGCTTTCTATAGGTTTTACGCCGTAAGAACCGATTTGTTTGTTCTGTTGTTGCATAATAGACATCTGCAAGTTTTTTGCATAATTTTCCATTAGCTTTTGGAACAATGGATCAGACTTTACAGCTTGTTGAGCTTTTGGATTCTTGCTAACAATTTCTTGAGCATATTGTAACTTAGTCTTAGCAGCAGGATCATTTTGAGTATACATTGCCTCAGTACCTAGCATCATTAGAGCAATATCGCTTTGTACATCCTTGTACATTTTTTGACTTGCTGATGTTTGATCAGTAATCAGATCAGTAGCAGCAGTTGGTGATATAGCTTCAGTAATTGCCATGATCAACTTGTTGCGGTCAATAACTCCACCTGTATCAAGTGGTACAACAAACTGTGAAATAGCTTTTAGTTTTTCTAGTACATAGTCTGGATTTAAATCACGAACATCAAATCGTAAGATGAAATCAAATTGGCCAGCTATGTCTGATATGTTTTTAGGTAGTTGAGATCCTGTAACACGTTTAATTTCTTCATCTGGTAGATATTGCAAGCAAAGTTGAAATACTTGTGAGAATACAATGCTCCAAGTACCAAACCAGTTGTTTAAATTCTGCTGTTGTATCAATTGTGATTTAACAGGTGATACTGCTGCATGATTTAAACCGAAATAATTAGCGTGGCGTGCATAAGCGCGGTCCATAACTTCTACTGCTTCTCCAATTACGGATGCAGGAGGTGTCATAAACTCATAATCATCAGACTGAGTGACAGGAAGCTGTACAGCAGGTCCAATCTTATTGATCATACCAATGCGCTTCTTAACTTTAATTGGAGGAAGCGTTGTAAATGCGGTACGGTCACGCATTGAATCGGCTTGAGCTTTAATTTCGTCTTGGTCTGTGCTTGATAATTCTGGAATACCACGGCTTTCCATGATACGACGACGTAAACGCTCGCGACGATAATCAACAAACGGATAATTTCCGTGTGCGTAATCAAGTAATTCGTGTTTTCCAAAAGTTTGATCGCCTACTAGTGGACAGAACACTGTAAAATAAATTGCAGGTACGCCCTTTTCATCAATTTGACGAACGTAAGCGTATACAACTTCAATTAAATGATCAGTACGAAGAGCACCAGCTGTATTTAATGCAGTCGAAACAAGATTAATATCATTAAACCATGACTGTCTGCCCTGAGTAAGCGCAGCCTGATTAACAAATTCCTCATCCCACTCATCGCTAACAACCATAGCACGCATTTGTACTTCGGTCATGTACTGACGGCGAAAAATTACGCGCGCATCTTGCAAATTAATTGTCTCAGGAGGAAATGCAACTTCGTCAAATGGTTTTAATGCAGCAATAGAAGGTAAATTCTTTTGTACATATTCTTCTTCGTACTCACCAGTGCCTGTGGTACGCAGATCTTTAATCATTTTACGCAGATCTCCCTTATAAACATCTGGTAGGTACTGCTCAAATATAGCAATCACATTATCTTCATGTTCTTCTGACATGATCATAGCAGGTAATTGCAATAGTGGTGACTGTGGATCTTGTTGTGCAGCCTGTTGAACCATTTGTTCAATTTGCTGCATAGTAATAGTCTGTATACGTTTTGAAATCTTTTGATCCCAGCAAACGTGTACTACTGCCCACCCATACTGTTGGCAATACTGAGCAAGTAGTTCAGATTCACGTTGTAGTTCTGCTTTCATTTTGTTCTCACGAATCCATGTCATTAGATCCGTAGCAGCTTCAGCAGATGCCGCATCTTGAATGTCAACACCAGAAACCTTTAGATCTGCACGTTCAAATGATGTCGTCAAAGTGGCGACAAGTTCATTTATAGTGCTATCAATTAGGCGAACGCGAATATCGGACGCGCCTTCAAATGGAAATACCTGCTTTCCATCTTGGCCAGTATTTGACCATTTCTTTCCGTCGTCAGTCTGTCCTGACCATTTACAGAAACGTACCGCATCATTATCATCGATACGGCTCATGTTATTACCTGAGTATAAGGAACGTCTAAATTCCCATGATAGGTAGTTTATGTCTGGCTTGTCTTGGTAATGAACTAGGCGATCCGTGTTGGGGCTGCCCGGCGTGAACTGGTATTCGTAACTCATAAGATTTAATTATTTAACTTTTTGATTAACGTATTGTAAAACTTCGTCTCGGTAGAACCGATGCAATCCCCCAAGAGTCTTAAACGTGCGTAGCTCGCCAGCGATTCTTAGTCGATCAAAATATTTTTCTGATAGACCAGTCAATTGTCGTGCCTGCTTGCGTGTGATTAGTGGAGGAAATTCTTTCATTAGTAAGATCCGCCGCCAACGGCAGCGAATGATTTTTTATCGTGATGTTCTGGATGCATAACGGCCAAATACCTTAGTCCGTCTATAGGATCTTTAGTGGCTCCCTTTTCACCGTCCGCGCCAGTCCATTCACGCAGTGAATAGATTAGGTTTTCGCACTCGGATGAAACGTAGAGTTTAGGCTCATTAATAGTAGAAATTGGTTGTGATGGATCGTAGTCTAGCCAGTCATTAATCATTGCCACGCCTTCTTCAACTCGTATGCCTGCGGCTGGCGTAAAAAACATTGCAGGATCTGATTCAAGTAACTCAATTAAACTAGTACCGCCGTCTTTACCTGCGGCCTGCGTTCCACCTGCTCTTGGATCAATGTATCTTTCAAATATAATTTCTTTACCTTCAAGATCGCGTATCAGTTCCTTGTAGGCATCAATTCCACGGCCTGCACCGTTTTTTTGTCCAAGTCCCATTTTACCGTCTGCCTTATCTCCTGCAATTGCCCACTCGCCGACACTGATGTCTGGCCATTCGCGGTAAATATACTTTCTGCCTTGGTCATCGACTCGCATCCATAGCATAAACCAGTTACGGCTACCTGCTGGATCGATCACCATATAATTTGTACCTAGACGAGGTATCTTGTCAGGTGCAATAATGTTATTCTCACCAAATCTAGGAAAATGTGAACCTGTCAGTGACTCAGCCCATCCATACGCACGAATCTTTAACTCATAGCTATTTCTACCTTGCAGCGTGCGCTTCATATTATCCCAGTCCGAATACGGATTCATATTCGAGTGAAACCAAATAATAGCAGCATTTTTACCGTGGCACTTAGCAGTATATGGCATCGTACCACTAGGCAGTCCCTGCACATTAATTGCACTAGATAGTAGTTCCGCTTTCTTAGCTTTTTGAAATCTACATCCTGCGACATATTCCTTAACGGTCTGATTGTAACCAGTCACTGGAGTAAACGTCACTAGCAGCACCCCATTCCTAGTAACCAAACGGTAACGCAGCGTCTCTATCCAGTCCAGTGGTACTAACTCATCGCACCATATCATATCACACTCTCCGCCCTCAATGACTCGCTTGTCTTGAGCGTAGTTCATAAAGAAACACTGGCTCTTATTAGGCAGTACAAAACTATTATCAGAGAATCCGTTCTTTTGCGTATAAGAAATATTAGTGATCTTTGTTTTCTTGGCGTTCTTAAACTCAGGCGGCAAATACTTCCAGACCACGTTTTGCTGCATCTGTATAGAACTTTGATTAGTTGTATGCAGACACCATACCCTAGACTCTGCCTTGTTAGCCATGATCTGGTTTAACTTCTTTGCCGCATACTCAGTCTTGCCTGCACGATTACCACCCATAACAAGCAGATCCCTATATTCAAGCATCAGCTTATCGGCATCTTTCCAGTGCGGTGGCTCATACCCATGACGAAATGGGTCCATTTTCTCGGCCATTATCTTATCTTCCCGAATCTGCAATCTGCGAGCCGTTTCCTCCGCACCATGCTCTGCCACTAACGCCTTGATATCTTCAAGCGTAGGAGCGTATAGCACTGGATGCGGCGTAGGAACGTAGCCTGCAATCTGCTTATCGGTTTTGGTCATAATGAAAGTCTGTTACATAATCTACCATAACTTTGATAGACCATGTGGAAAATGTGCTCTGCTTTTTAAGATACCACTTGGCCAACCATAATCTAGGAAAAGTAACTATACGCCTTCCTCGTCTCCAGATTTCACGAAGTAGGGGCGGTCTCTCGTTAATTCTACGGCGAAGTGGTCGTCCGTCGTCTTGCCCTGCCATGTCACTTGGTAAAGGGTTCCCCCATCCGCCGTATAGAGAATTCCTGTAACGATACCCGGCAGGTCCTCCGTCTTGTGGAACACTATCTCCCCGAACGCAAACAGCGGTTGATCGATCATTTCTTTTTATAGGTGTAGCCACCTTTTTCCGCACCTTTGACTTTGCCTGCGTTGATTGAGGCATAGAAGACTTGTTTTGCTTTTTGTTCTCCATATTCTTCCTTCATATTACCTAATATCTTTTTTCCTTTTTTGCTGAGTGGCATATATTTCCTTTACCATATACCTGCGAATCTTGGATGTCGGGCGGCAACAAGTATGTTGTCGTACTGGCGCACAGGTATCACCATGCCCGATATGAAATTGTGACTTGCCTTAACTTTGCAAGGTACGCGCTTGCCTTCATATTCCACAAGTATCATGCGCTTGTTGGCAAACTTGTTAGCAAAGACAATGGCCTCTTGGTCGGTCCACCAGCCGGGGCGTCCATGCGTTGCAATCATCGTATTAGCTTTTATCTTTGGTATCTCCTTAACTCTAATCACTTTCGGCTCAATAGGCTCAACAACAGGCTCCTTTGGCGTTATATCGATGTTTAACATCAACTTCATAGCATCCACTCCACTTGAGTGATAAAAGGTCTGTTTAGGCATTCCTTTATAATCCCAGTGCTCACCCTTTATCAACTTGGCTATACGCCTTTTAGCAAGCTCTGGCTGGCCAAGACCTAGATCTCTGGCTAGTTGCTTTTCACTAATACAAAATTGTACCACCTCAATAGGTTGTATATATTCACTCATCTATGTTCGTTGGTTATTACTAACATTACACCTATAGCTATAAATAAAGCTATGATAATTAAGGTTATCTGTATCTTTGCTTCCATAAATTAATCACGTTAAGAGGCTCCAACTCTTATCCTCGGAATTGATCCCACTACGTCTAATGGGTATCTCCGATGTGCTGTGCTTTGCACCAAACGTGAAAAGTGCTTTTGTATAAAAAAAATTCGGAGAGGTAATGCGTCAGCAAAATTCCCCATATAGGGGCAAGGCATCCCCCCCTCCCCTAGCCTTACAATATTGTGTAAGTTGTTGGTTATCATCGACTTAATTGCGGAATACAAAAGTTATTTAACATAATGCCTATTGTGCGAAGGAATTACCTTTAGTTGCTGATGATGAGGAACTTATATCAATCACATCGTCATCATGTACCTGCTTTATGTTGTTACTGGCCTGTGCTAGCATCATATTGACTGAATGTACGTCAACAGTAAGCCGATGTTCCGTAACTACTTGAGCTTCACCAGCTAAACTCAGTGCTTTATCGGCAGCAATAGCTACAGTAAGACCGATTGCACTTAAATTGCCCGGCTTCAAATCCGCTGGATCAATGTTATCTATCGCCTTTTCAAGTAGTTCTGCGCCTTTGGCTGCGACTCTTGCGAGTGTGCCTGATGCTGATCTTCTGTAGATAGCCAGAGCTGCGGCTGGATCTGATTGTTCTAGTTCGCGCCTTACTGCTGTGACTGTGTGATCTGATACGCTGTACTTTTGTGCGAGTCCTACGACTGATCCTCCGGCTTTTAAACCTCTGATAATTGATTCACGTTTTTCTGGATCTAGCTTTTCGGTGGTGAAATTGCGCGAAGCTACGTTAGTTTTAAGCCGTTGCGTTGGCGACTGAAGGTCAACTACGTCAAGGTTAGTCAAGGTCGGGTAAGGTTTATTGGTCACCTTGGTAGCAGATTTTAAGAAAAAAGATAGGTCCTATGAAAAAATAATTAAAAATAGTTAACAATAAACTTGCACTGAACCAAACGATAGGTTTTATTCAGTGTGTACTCATTAACCATTAATCCAAATGACAACAAAAAATACCAATACAGATATATATGTACTTACGCAATCCAATGAAATTGCATACAAAATTGCGCAATCACTAGCGGCAAAAATTGAAAGCAGCTCACCAGACCCAGACTTCGATGATGATATAGAAATGATGGTGGACTCTGCTCTGAATGACATCCGCGCTAAAACGATCACCTGCATTAAGCATATGCATAAACTTAAAGACACTTGCGACACTCGCGTGCTACGCATTGACAATCACGGCAACTTCTACCTAGGAGACAAATAAAATGAAATTAATTAAATATATCGATTATTATAACGAAAACACAATAACAGCTAAACAGCTTAACAAAGGTAAAAGTTGTTTTAGAGTGTACTTTGTTTACGAGAATAAATGCAGGTATGTTAGACTGTTCGCCCATTGTTTTGACTTTGAACAGACACAGGAAGCATTTGACGTTTACGCTTCGTTAAAATGCGAGGAGGAATTCATATATGAGTCAGCAATTAAGGCTCGTGACCGTTATTTCCGCAAAAATACCAATGAAGTGCTAACATGACTAACCGCAAAAAATTAACGATGTATCTGTACGATATCGATGGGCCAGTGCTCGAAGATTTGTATGCCATACGCGATGAACTTAACGCTACTGAATCCGATGGTGTCTACTATGACATACTCGATGCATTTATGGAGATGTGGATGCAGGCTAACGACACCGATAACTATGAACAGCAGCTATTTGTGCACCGCACGCTGCGCGATGTAGGCTATTACAAGTTAGTGCACAGCGAGTCTGATATAACTATTATTGACCAGTACATCGACGACCTGCCGTATTATTGCGAAATGGGTCTAATTAACTGGGTCAGTTTAAAATCTGATGATTCGATTGTTGCGCGCGCGTAGTGTTCTGCAACCACCTTTCAACCATGAAAAACATATACAATGGCCTTATTGACTTAGCGGCGGTGATCATTATCGCGGTGCTCGTGACCGCTATGGTAGTTTTAGGTTACAAGCAAAACGAGATAGACGAAGACTGCCAATAGCCTATTAAACGAACAGCTAGTATCCTACAATCGATTATTTTTTGTTTTTGATACCAACGTAGCCATAAAGTAACAAAACTCATTTAAATCGATTCTAACCGCAATTCTTACGATATGCGGTTTTTTTGTCTTTGTTTGGTCTCTGAACGCGACTTAAGCCCGAAGGAGCTTAAAGGGTAAGCGTTCCTTTACCTTTAGGTAAGTAGCATCTAGGTGCTAGCACGTTTCTGCAACCACTGTGCAACCATAAAACGTCATTTCAACTACCCCTTAGCATCCATGCTTAGCAACCATCTGTGCAACCACCTCACTTGAGGTCTTTTTTAACGTCTTGAGCCGCAGTTTTGAGCTTGGCCGCTAGTGCCTCTGCCTTGTCCTCAACTGTGTCCACTTTGACAAACAGGCTTTTGATCTTGGCGAGCAGATTAGCGAAAAATAACTTAATTGAGTTCATAATGTTTCTATTGGATTAATGATAAATTCACCAGCGATACCTGTGCGGTGATCGCCAAATCGTTTGTTATATTGCCAGTATAGCCAAGTCATTAATGACGGCCAGACGAAAATGGATGTAGGCGTGTTGCTTACATCAATAGATTTTGAGTCGCAGTATCTGCCGCGAACGATGATCTTGCCGCCGTTAGGATTGACGCAGTTGTTTAAGGTAACTCGTCTAGTCTTTGGCCGTTTGATCTGGTCGTAGATGGTCCAGTCGCCTAGCAATATGTCGTTAACTGAGCAGTCGTTGAAAGTGATATCAAACGCGCCTGCCTTAAATCCAGCGTCGCAAGTCTCGCTTAAACTAAAGTATGCGCTCGTTGTGCGTTTACGTTTGCCTGCGTTGGTAAACTTGCAGCGGTTAAATGTAATCCTGCCGCCTCGGACCTGATCGTATGCTCTACTGATACCATCGCTGAACGTGCAGTCATTAAACGTGATGTCTAGCGGTACGATAGTCATAGCACCATCAAAAAACGCAGTGACCTTGCAGCCCCAGTGCACAAAGCCGCCGACAAAGTTGCACCGATTAAATACTAGCGGACAGTCGTCGCCGTTAAGTGTAGCAACGGACTGGCCGTCCGTGGAGTTGTCGGGCATATCTGGATTAAACGTGTGTGCAACATCGAAGCGTGCGTCGTTTATAATTTTCATTCGTGGAATTGCTTTAAGTGGTCGTTGTATTTATTTCTTAGCATTCTGTTATCAAATTCTAATTTATCGATACGACGCATCAAATCGCCGATAGTTTCCTCAATAGTCTGATCAGGCACATAACTGCAACCTTGCCACATATACTGCGGACGCTTGAAGACTATGATCCTGCGATTGCGTAAATAGTGAAACGTCTGCGTGGCCTGCGCTAGATCATAGTCGCAGATTTCCATGACGTAAGCTATAACGCACGACTTAGTAAAGTCTCGGTCATGCTTGCGCGGACGCATCTGACAAAATAGTTCACGCAAGTTCATGCTGTGTAACTTTTCTTAGGTTTAACAGGAACGAACTTGGAATACTCCCAGCATATTCCAGATTCGCTGTGCCTAAGTCTAATTGATGTCGTCGGTTTTCCATCCAGACCTGTCATACCTGCACGTTTGCCTCTCTTGGTCAAGGTGAACGAAAAAACTGGAAGATCCTTTTCTTCGCGCTTGAGTACCGCAACCTCGCGGCTCCAGTTAGTGAGATCTGCTGATCCTGCTCCAGCGTAGGCCATGTCGGACACTGTGCCTGCCTGCTGATCGTTCTTAGGTTTAGGCATATGATGCAGCCATACCCAAACGCATCCTGTATCTTGCAAAACTGGATTAAGTTTGTTGCGCAGAAAAGATGACATGAATTTCTGTTCGCTGATGTCGTCTCCAGCATAAGACAGAAGTGGATCAACAAAGATCATATCTGCTTTGTGTTTAATAATAATAGAGCGAGCGAGGCGTATAAACTCGTCGCCAGTTTTTACTGTCTCATCATAAAAGCGCACGTTCTCATCCAAGAGATTCATTTCGCTTTCTGTTATACGCATTGCAGATACTACTCCCTTAAATGCTTCGGAAAGATCTCCGATGTCATTTTCTGCCTGCACTAAGGCCACTCGTAGCGGCTTAATTGGTGTTATGCCAAAGAAATTCTTACCTAGTGCAAACGTAAGTGCCATTTGCATCGCGAACGAACTCTTACCTATACCAGACTGGCCGACGATAGTTAAGCTGCCGCCTTTGCACAGCCACCGCCTGCCTAAAATATTATTGGGGTCATTGTCTGTGTCATATGCGAGAAGCTCGCTTGGTTTATTAGGTTCGGTGATCTCGTTTTGATCACGCCAGTCAATCCACTCTTCCCAAGTATCAAAACCAATCTTAAGTGAAATAAGTTTCTGTTCAGTATCTCCGCGCATGATACCAGCCAAGCGGCTGAACCTGCTAGGATTCTTATTTGACTCGCAAGGATTATAATCTGAAAGATATTCGTAAACGGTATCTCTGCGAGATTCCCATTCCTCTTTATTTGTAGCGTCTACTTTTACCCATGCATGAAGTGATCTGCCGCCAGAGTCTATAATGCAGCTTATAGGCAGCCTGCACTCAGTGATAATGGCCAGTTGCTGATCCTTGGATAGTTCATCAAACTCAATAAGTACATGACGGTAAGCGGAAACATTTGAATCGCTTCCGTCGTATCTGTCTGTATTTGTAGGATTAATACGAATCCATGCACCTTGAGGCTTATCGTTCCACATCAAATCTGGAAACATATCAAGCCACTTGCCGCGAGACATAAAAGTACCACTAGAAGCTGGAAACCATTTTGCGCGCTGTTCGTCGTAGCGTGCGTCTGTAGTAATACAGATCCAATCATGTTCACTAAATACTGCATTTAGAAATGCTCTGGTAGCATCTACACCGCTTAAATTGGACTGAGTAGGTCTACTATCGACTCGGCGAATGATAAACTTACCGCTAGGCGACACGTTAGACTTATTATGCTCAGAACTAGCAAGATGACCAGCAGGCTTATCATGCTGAGTTTTGATAGCTTCATTAATTTTGTGGTTTAGTTCGTTTTCGTTCCAAGCAGGAGTGCACTTCAAGTTGTATTCTTTAAGTAGCAGTAATGCATCTGAGCGTGAAAGGTTAAAGCCGTGAGTTAATGCTACGGCAACAGTGAATGTTATATTATGTCCTCCTGCGCCTGATATGGCTGGTGGACACTTAGCCAGATATGATCTGGCGCGGTCTAATAGTTGCATGGATTTTTGACGAGTACAGCGTCAGTTATTTTTGGGATCTATCGGTGTAAGAATATAAATTTCTACATTCTGTTTAAAGTGCATGAGCTTGTTCATTGTATCAGTGATTAATGTAGCCTCTTCTATACTCATCGGATATCCTGCGTTGTTCTTCATCAGTAGTAACATCGCGTCCGCTGCTTGACTTAATAATAAGTTTTTTTCGTTTTCTTTCACGCTTGCTCCAGTTAATTGTTTCAAAGTTATCGCGAAACTGATTGCTAAAGCAATTGCGCGGTGAGTCACCTTTACCATTCATATTATTTTTCGGGTTTTTTTCCTGTGATTGACCAGATATAGCATAATATGTATCCGATCATATCTGTAATGTTATCGTCCTTGTGCTTGTGCATCTCCCTGCTCATCTTAAGTCCGACCATCATAAGCATTGCTTCCTCTGGAGTAATATCCTCCTTAAGTTTGTGTGCTAATAATCCAGACCATATCTTAGAAGTTTTTATGTAATCATCGCGCGGATTTCCGTAAGAAGAATTACGGTCACCCAGAACTAGATCACTGGCTTCTTTTAAGTAGTTCATGTTGTTTTAATTCGTTACAGATATTTGAAATTGAGCTTACGGATCTATTTAAGTCTTTTCCAATCGAACTCATTTTGTGTCCGCTTTTCCAAAGTTTAATTATCTCTAATTTTTCTTCTTCACTTATTGGATTAGCTGAACCTCGTGATTTCTTTTCCTGTACTTTGTTTATTGTTTTTTTACTCATGTATACTGGTTCTTCTAAGTTTTTGCAGTATTTATCAAATAGATACTCAATGGATCTCATACAATCGTTTGCGTAACTCATTTCTTTTTTGGCCTGCCTCCTTTAAGTCCGTTAATGCGAGAAGCTGCTGATTTCTTTTCGCTTTTAATACTACCTAACAGTGATGCTGGTAGTATATCATTTCCGCAATGTGGACACTGCGTATAGTTTTTCATTTTTTTCATGGGAATTATTATGCTCTAATTGGAATGCATTTACTAAATACCTTATCTAAATAATCTTTAGCTTCGGTAAATGTTGCTGTGTTGGGCGAGGGGTGGCCCATTTTTCTTAACCAGTTCATCTGCTTTGGGGTTGCTAACTTGGAATTGCTACGAGTAAAAAGCAAATCAAGAAGTTTGGAAGCGTGTCCTCGATTACGAACCTTTTCGCAGTCAAATCCAAATCCCTTGAGTGCTTTAAGTTGGCCTTCGGTAGCGGTCATCGAGTGCCATTTCATCGTCTCGGAATAATCGGCCAGCTGCGTGTTGTGTAAATCCAGTGCGTAGGATATAGGATCTATCAAGCTCTTACTGCGGTACTTTGCTATACCTGCCTCGCGTGCTAACTTCTTTCGCAGAGATTCCTCTCGAATCTTCTGAGCGTCTACCTGCATTACTTCTAAATCTAAAGCCTCTTGAACATTATTCATATCAGACATAATGTTTGCTACTTCGTCGCTCTCGGCGATTAAGTGAGCAGGCTTAATAAGTGACAGCTTACCTGTGAGCCATAACGGATCTATGATAAGCAAATGATCTTTATTAGGCATAGGACGAGTGCCGCGCCCGATCATCTGAGAATATAAAGCTCTGCTGCGTGTAGGTCTTAAAACCATTAGGCAGTCGATAGAAGGCTCGTCGTAGCCTTCAGTAAGTAACATGGAATTGCATAAAAGATTACACTCGCCGCTAGAAAATCGTGATAGTATTTGCTCACGATTATTTGAATTGCCGTCGATATGTTCTGCCTTCCATCCGCGAGCTTTACACATCTGTGCAAAAGTTTCGCTAGTCTTAATTAACGGTAAAAAAGCTAGTACCTTACGGCCTTTAGCGTGCTCAGTTAATGAGTCTGCCGCAGCTTCCAAGTACGGTGCTAAAGCCTCACCTAAATCTGCATCATTAAAGTCGCCTGCAATCGTGCGAACATTTGATAGATCTATATTTAATGGTACTGATTTTACAAAAATCTTTGACAGGTGCTTTTCTTTAATAAGGTCTAACAGTCCTATCTCGTAGGCCACTTCTTCGAAGTAGCTGCCTAAATTCTTTTTATCTCCTCGGTCAGGAGTTGCTGTAACGCCTAAAATTTTAGCTCCTTTAAATGCTGCTAATACTTGCTGATAAGATTCTGATAAAACATGGTGCGCCTCATCAATAATAACTGTAGCAAAGTTATTAGCCCACTTGTCTAGCCTGCGCTGCATAGTCTGTATGCTCGCTACTATTACTTGAGCATCGCCTGCGTGATGTTCGCCCTGCTCGCGGTCTGCGACTATTCCAGTGCTACGCTGTAATTTATCTTGAGCCTGTTTAATTAGCTCCTCGCGATGTGCAAGTATAAGTGTCCTGCCGTGTCCGAGTCTTGCTTTAGCTATCTGACTGAAAACTATTGTTTTACCGCTACCAGTTGGCTGAACAAGCAGTAGCTTATCATAAGTTTTCCATTTATCTAGGATAGCATTAATAGCTTCCTGTTGGTATGTTCTAAGTTGCATGGGATGGGTGCGCGTTATTAAGCAGTCGCGCCCCTGCTTGTACCCTTATGCGACCATTAAAACGGATTAGAAGATTTGATATATCTCTTAATCCGTAAGATTGTCTTTTCTGCGCCGTCCTTCACATAGGTCTCGGCTTCAAGTTTAATGTCGACACGTTTGCCGATAAATAAACTAAAGAAATCAACGAAAACTTGACGTTTGCTGAAATCATATTCCGAACCTTCTGGAATGGTGACCTCTGGAATTGCGGCTAGTAACGCATTTACGCGCCAGTAGACCGATTCCTTATTTAGGAAATTATCTGTAGCCAAACATCCGTCATCTGACCTTAAAGCAAGAGTGACGATACCGTCGCCCTTTGAGGTCAAGCCGGGTTCGGCTTTAACAATTTCAACTGTGTATTGGCCGGGATTGTTAAAATATTTAACCTCGGCTGATTTGCGATCTATCTTGAACATAATATTTACTGGTTACTGGGTTTATAGTTAAGCAGATGCCCAATCGGGTAACTGCATGGGTTGTATATCACTGCCATAGGCTGGCCACGAATCAAAGTCTTCACAACTTTTAAACATCCTCAACTGAGTCATACGATCAGCTTCGGCTCTAAATAGTTGATTCTTACTTACTTCGTAGACACCCACTCCATATGGAGCCTCTTTCTCAACAGCGATAAAAATGAATTTAGAAACTTTTAGTCCTGCTTGTTCAGCTAGGAATAAGTAATGTGCCGCCTGCGTTAGATATCGGTAGCGCATTACTGAAACTCCAAATTGTGAAGGCGATGCATCTTCCGTGGTCTTTAAATCCACGATGCAATCTTCGCCTACAAAATCAAAACGACCTTTGCAATATACGTTCGTCACTGGACACTTTGCAAACACACTGACTTCAGCTTGGCCTGTTTTTAGTAATTTACTAGCAGCACGATGCGAAGATACTGCTACCACAATATCTTTAATCATCAAGATATCATCGGCTGAAATAACTTCCTTGCCTGCATTTTCTTTAGTAAAGATTTCATAGGCTAGCTTACCATCTTTGGTACGCCTATCCACAATTGGAGCCACTGCTGTAGAGCCTGCAAAACGTATAGGTTCAAATACTGCCATATGCACCAGACTACCGATACGCATGGCCTCTGTAGGTTCAGGTTTTTCAGTGAGCCAGTGTTTATAGTGCATAGGACTGCGCTTGAATTTATCTAAACCAGATTTGGATAATCCTTCAGCGGCATGGTACTCGCTCGCTGGCATATCATATTTAATGGTCGCGTTCATGGATTAGGCCAATCTTTGACGTAGCTTATACTGACGTATTTCGGAATCGTCTGCAATGCCTTGCAAAAGATTTTGCGTTCCATCCGTCATGTTAGGAACGTACTCTTTGACGCAATCGCAGATATTTCGTTCAAAATTAAATAAAGTAGTAAAGAACATTTCTGAATCTACATCTTTAATGGCATAGCTTCCAGCGTCCTTGCCTGCTTCTTTTGTCACACGATTTAAATCTACATCGTATCCTAATCCTATCATACGCTCAACTACTGAGTCGTATGCAGATTCATAGGCAGCGTATGCTTTCGATAAAAATTTGTGGTCAGAGAAAAAGGTTTTACCCTTTGTCATATTATGAGCGTTGTGCGCGTATAGTTGCGCACTGCGGAGTATTATAGCTAGGTCGTGCATATTAGTTTTTGTTAATTATTTCTAAAAAAGCGTTTGAATTTGATAAAATCTTCTTTGCGTATTCTTCGTTCAAATCACGAAAGTTTTGGCCTACCCAAATTTGTCCTTTGGATATTAAATAAGCATTCACTTTTGCTTCATGTGGTTCAAGCAATGCTTCAAGTTTTTGTATAGTAGTAAATTCAACTTCAATTGCAGGCACTTCAGTGATCGGCAAACTCTGGACTAAAGGTGCAGTCGAATTAAAATCGCTTACTTCCTCTGGCGTATAGACTCCAAACACTACTTCTGGAGCTAGCAGGCGTACTGCCTCGGAAATAACGCGAGCCGTCAGCATCTGCCGTGTAAATTTGCGCCAGTTATCTTTTAGTTTACCATCGCGACCGATTGCTACTCCGTTGGCCACGAAGTCCTCTAATTTGGCCGTAAAGGTCAGAGAATTGTTTTTTAAGGTAAAGGTAGCCTCTACTACCTTATCGTCGCGCCTAGTCCATTTAACGCTGCCTCCTGAAATCTGAAACTTGGCAAGCATAGCATCTGAGCGCATGGATAATTTGCCGTCAATAACATGGTAAGTCTTGGCCAGTTCAAGTGGCGGTTTACGCTCTGATAGACATTGTAGGGCAAGCACTTGGCCTTGCTCTACTTTGGAACATCCGAACATACCAGAGCTTGCTATGATCTCGCCGAGTTTTTCTACGGCTAGAAGAGGATCATTCATCCTCGAATATATATCGCCCTCTTGGGCTGTGACTAACGATTGGTTGTATTGAGTTGACATGGGAAGGATTAAGATAAACTTGACAATGTTACATGGGTGGGGCAGCAGCCTTGCGAGTTAAACTATTTAATCGCTGACAGGCTGCTGTCCCTTTTTACTCATGGCATAGTCCAAAATCAAAAGGGAGTCTGAAGTTTTTAACGTAATTTTGTGGGCAGGATAGCGACGCATAGCTTCTGACTTAAGTTTGTTTTTCCACTCAGTTGTTGATGCGCAGTCTTTTTTAGTGCCAAGGTGAAAATGCTTCTGCCATTCCTGCGGTGTAACCAGTATAGTTCTTATGTTGAGAGTTCCTATAACACCTTCGATGTAACCAAAATTACGAAATAAAACTGCGGTCGTAGAGCTAGGTATATTGTTACCGACATACTTGGGTACATTTTCAATGTACGCTTCGCACTCATAGCATCCTTTAATAAGATCGCGAAAGAACTCAATTAAATCGGGCATTGACTCAGGCATAGGTATGCAACCGATTAGATTGTCTTTGTTCCACGCTATGCCGCCTGACGCTCCGGGATCTATTCCAATAGTAATTTTCATTTTAGTAGTTTTCTAAGTTGTTTACAATATCTCTAGTCCGTTGGTTTATTTTCTGTCTTTCTGGCACAGTATCGCTAATCATATTTGTTAATAAATAAACCAAATGGCTGATAATAAGAATTTTTATTTTAAAAATTGTTTAACTCGGTTCCAATACTTTATAGTTGCTGATTTTTTATAACCTAGCGGACCGCCGTTCCAGATGCGCGCCTGCTGCTCATCGGATCGGTTATTTGCATAATGTTTAAGATATAATTGACATATGCGTATCGATGCGTCGCGGTTAAAACAGTCATCATGAATGTAATGCATATGATACAGTTTATTGACATCATCGACCACCTCTTGGTGAATCTGTAAGCAGCCATATGCTTTGCAGTTGTCGCCAACGAGATTATTATGGCCGCTTGACTCGACTGCTATTAAAGCAGGTATAAGTCTTTCGGAAGCAGACGCGCTGCTAGCTATAGCTAAAATTAAAATTAACGCTTTCATGGGTACAATGCCTACCCTAAAAATACATTAACCTAACGTCAAGTTTATTTTAAATAAAAGTGATTTTCAGAGGAGAAATTTATGTTGTTCCCCTGATTTCAAACTCAATTATATCGCTCCCATTGGTGCGCCTGCGGCGTGGAGTGATCTCAAATTCTATCCATCCTAGCGTAGCAGGTGAACGGCCAGCGTCTACGTTATAGCTGATGCGTCCATTCTCATAAGCTTTAAGGAAGCTGCCTGTGCGTCCAAGCCAAGGCGTTTTCTCTCGCACATTTAGCTCTGGATTATTGCCTGATGTTGTCAAAACAAGTCTAGGTGTAGATGGGATACATCCCTTTTTATGGTCATGGCCCATGAGGTAAAAATCCGCTATGGCCGTGGTAGACATTTTTTCTAAAGTATTAAAGGTACTGCCCGGCAATCCACCACCACCCTTACCATGATGCGCAAAGATGTCCAAGCACTGCCTGTGACTAGTACGTCCTTTAAATTTTAAAGATAAACGTATAAACGAACACACACCTAAAAATTTTGTTCCTAACGCAGCGGCTAAAACGTGGTCTGTTGTGTCACCATCACCAAAATCAAAGTAATGATTACCACCTAGCATACCTATCAGTCGGCCACGCATAAAGGAGAGTTCATTTACTAAAGTCTTTGCCACGCCCTTATAGACATCTTTTAACTTAGTTTTAGTCGTATCGTGCAGATTGTGGTCGCTTAATACAATTCGCTCGCTGGTACTTACCCCATCAGTATAATCTCCCATGCCCAAAAAAAGCGCATTGTTTTGCTTCTTAGCATAGGTTAAAAATTGATTCCAGTGAGCGTCGGCAAACATATCCGAATCCCTATGAATATCTCCAAAGGGAATCAGTTTAAATGGTTTATCAATTTCAACTTCAACGTCCACTCGGTGGGTCGTAAAAAGACCAGTAGTTTTCATTAAGTATTAGAACTGCTGATACATTTTATTGAATTTGTCAATTACTGTTTTTGATAACGTGATCCAAACCACCAGAACAAGCTAGTAAATGCACCGAATACAATCTGATTTAACATTTCTTTTTGTGATTCAACTGGTGACACAGAAAAGACATAAAGCAGCACAAAGAGTAACGCCCAAGTGATGCCCGGCCGTGTAAATCCTTTAAACGCATCTACCGCTAGATAGACATTGACCATTATAGGCGATGCATTTGCAGGTATTTGAATTGATCCATTATTTTCCTGAGACTTAGAAAATGCATTCCAAGCCGCCTCTTTTTCAGCAGCCGCAACCTTGGCCTGCATCAACATGACATCTACCTCTGCATCTTTCTTTTTGCGCCAAGTTTCAAATATAGATGTTCCAATATGTAATATTGAACCTACAACTCCACCACTTGCTGCGTTAAATAATATGTCTGCTAAGTTCATTGTTGCCAATTGATTGATCCAGCAGCTTGAGATTTACTAGGTATTGAGTGCTCTATAGGAAAATCATAATTTGCTTGAGTCATAATCTTATTTTTTGTTTTAGGAAACTTTTCATCAATAACATGATAATGTTCTAATTTAGCTGTAGGTTTTCCTTTTAACAAATACTTGTAAGATAAATGTTCTGGCACTCCATGTTCTTGTGCGGTTTTAATATCTGCTTTTGATTTAATAGGATCAAATTGTATTATAGCGACCGCCGCACCTTTTGGAATATTTTTAAATCTTGGATCTTCAATATTATTAACAATTTCTATTGCATCAGGCAAACCTATCTTGGTCATTGATTTTGTAAGCAATGATTGATATGATATTTTACCTTTAGTATTACTTTTCTTGTAATACGTTGAAGCTCTTTTTGTTTGAGCCATCGAATCTATTTGTTTTTCTGCCTGATCTAAAGATGTCCATTCTTCAGTATGTCCGCTTCCTTTTTTAACTTTTCCTTCGGCATTAACAACATTCTTGGCAAATTTTTCACGAGTATCATTTAATATTTTTAATGCTTTTTCTTCAGTAATTTTACCATTACCAATATTTTCTTTAAGATCATTAAACCAAATTTTATTAAATGTTTTATTTCCTATTACATTACCTTCCTGCATTAAAATAAGTTTAACATAACCATTATTTACTCTAGCACGATTAGATACTGCAAATGCCGTTCCTTTTGAATTAAATGCCCAAACAATACCATTTTTTAAATTTTCTAATATTGTAGGATAAAACATACCACCTTGAAGATCTATTCCTTTATAACTACCAACACGCATCCGATCTATATGAATTGCAGCTAATGTTTTAGTCATATACATAAGTCTATCTAATATTTTAGAATTAATTGTAGGATATGCCGACTCATCAACATTTGGCATAAAATTGCCATCTTTAGGCAATTCCCAATTTATCTTACCTTCTTTTTTAGATAAACTATCTACACTGGTATCTGGGGCAGCTTGACCGGGTACGGTTTCACTGTTAGATGAATCCACCACGCTTTGATCAGAATGATTTTGAAAGTCTTCGTTAGCTTTTATTTCAGCGGCGTGCTGCGTATCGTAAATTCCTAGCTTTTCGCCTTCTGGTGAAAATGCGCTAAACTTTCCATTGCGTTCAATTACATTATAACCGTCTTCACTAGATGCAATTTTACCGCCCGGTGTTTTACTATCTGGCATCCAGTCTATTTTGCTGCGCTGCCATGCCATGTTATTATATCCGATACGCTCACCAGTTAGATGTGCTTGAATCATACGATCCAATGTGAAGCTACGAATATAAGCAGCACCTCCCTTTTCTCCAGACTGTACTAAATTATTTAAGAACGTGGCCTTATCTTGCGTCATGCCAGCCAATTCTCTAGTTCTTAAACCAGATGGATCTGATATGTTGTTAAAATAATTTACTGCATCATTATAGAATCCTTGGAAATCTTTGCCCCAAGGTCCAAGTTTATTTGATGTTGCTAATTTTTGTGCAGTTTTACGCAACTTAGTTAAATCTAATGCGCGCATATAAGGCTCATTTGCCCTATTGAAATTTAATTCGTAAGGTACAATTTCGCGCTGTGATCTGCGAATACCATCATTGTATCTCGTATAATACTTTTGAGTAATACGATTAAATGCTTTCTTGGTTGCTGCACCATAATCGATAAACATCGTATTAGGTTGGCCAGTTGTCCTGCTGTTTAACGATTGTGAAATCGTATTAAACATTTCTTTTACCTTATCCCTAATAAGAGGATTTTTATTTATTGCTTCTAACTGAGATTTACTAATTCCATCACCAGTTAATTTTCCATCTACTAAACGAATCTGCGGCTCATTTTTATCAGGAACTGGTGCAGTTTTTAAAGTATCGTGCAGTATCTGTGACTGTAAATGATCTTCTTTATTTAATTCAGAATCAGGACGCATACTAACCGTCCCATCTGGATTTTGTTTAGCAAGTCCAAGCTCTAATGCAGTTTTGGCAATAGATGGATTAGATAAATGACGAGAATTTATAATTGTGCCTTCAGTATCGGCCAATTCTATTCTGCTGTCTAAATTAAATTTAGCTCTAACTAAATCTCTTAACATCGCATTTAGTGCAGGCGATGCTTCTTTAAGATTATTAAACAATAAAGAATCTACTGGTTTTGTACCATTGCCTAAACGATTTGCTAAACCATTAATAATATCATTTGACTGTCTAGATAATACTTGATCTAGCAAAGTTCTCGCTGGGCTTGTAAAGCCTCGTAATAATGAATCTGGATTTGATCCTTCAACTAACTTTGAAAGATACTCTGCACCTAATTCTTTACTAACAAGATTTGCTTTTTGAGCATCTGTATCAGCAGTATTCCATTCTGGATTCTTTGTGCCAATTTTTGATTTATATTCTCCAAATGCTTTATTAATTTCTTCTGGAGATAATAGGCCACTGCTTGCTTGTACTGTAGTACCATCTGGATTGGTTAACCATGTACCTACAATGTGCTGCTGAATTGCTTCAGTTATAGGACGTAATTGATCAATTGAATCTGCAAAGTGATATAATTCGTGAGAGAATGTGCGATCTGTAGCAGCTTTATCTACATTAATTTGTACGACAGGAGTATCTCCTGCTGTAAAACTGAAGCCACGCGAATCTTTTAAATGTTCTGGAGCATCTTCATTATTATAAATCTCCACTTTACCATCGCTCAAGTTGCCTTTAATTAGGCCAACTGTATCCATTGCGCGTACTGCTGCATTTAATCCATCACGATTATAAATCGTTTGAAATTTTACCGCAGTATCTGCATCTAAATTTGATACAAACTTATTAAAATCAGTTACACGATTAGCTTCAGCTAATTTGCCAGTAACTCCAGCGGCTATACTACCAATTGCTCCGCCTGCTCCACCCATCAGTCCACCTGCTCCTGCGCCTTGTACAGCACCTTCTGGACCTCCAGTAATGCCTCCTACTAGTCCGCCTATAGTTGCACCTTCTGCTGCACCTCCTGCTGTACGCAATCCTAAATTAAGTATTGCATCTCCACCAAATCGTCCAGTTGTTGCTAGTGCTCTATCAAGCACAGTAGCATTAGGATTTAATGCTATAGATTCTAAAGCACCCATACGGCCAGTGCCTTCAGCTATGTTCTGGCCTACTTTCATAGCCGTGTCGCCCATTACATTAGCAACTTTAGCTCCACTGAGTACGGTTGCTGCGGTTTTAATGCCGGGTATTGTAGAGGCTACAGCTCCCTTTAAAACAGGCGCACCTGTGCCCATTTTTTCAGCCATTTGATCGGCTACCTTATTTGCTACATTTAAAATAGGATCTGTAGCCGCAACTGCAATTTTACCACCTGTTGCTATACTTTTTCCAATTGCGCCAGTAGCCATTTCTGCAATACCTAATTCTGGCATTGCAAGCATCGCAACATTTACAGGATCTGCTATTTCTGATGTTGCATTAGCAAAATCATTATTAATAGCCTGACTTCCATCTGCTGAATTATACTTAGTTAAATTATTATTACCTTTTTGTGCATCTTCAGTTCTTTTAGCAAATGCAATATTTTCTTTCCATTTATTAAAACGATTTTCTACAGTATCTGCAACATCAGCATTTCTAGCTGAATCCGTTCTAAATCTATAAGAAGCAGGATCAGTTGGATGCTCAATACTTCCCCACAAATTTCTTGCAGATCTAGCAATACCTTCAACAACAGACGCTTCTAGTTCATCTGAAGATTTAAGACTTAATGCAGCTTGGTAAGTGTTTTTTGCAGTATCTATCAAACTCATTGCTCCCTTGCCTAAATTAGGAAGTGCATTAGCTGCAAAATCTACAAAGTCTTTTGGAGTTAATTTAGACTGTTCTATACGATGTTGTTCGTATTTTTTGTAATCATCCAATGAAATATCAGTTGGATCTTTAATTCCATTATTTAACTCGTAATTAACATCTGCACCGTTGCGCGGATATTCTTTTTGTATTACTTTTTTAATTGTATCATCAGATGTTCCATTTTCAAAACGAAGCGTCACACCTCGTGACGGTAAAGTCACGTTAATGTGATCCTCATAGCCTTGATTTGGATTTTCTGCCGTTATATTTGGAACGGCAGATTCACCTAATGCAGGCTGTTGAGTTATATCTTCAGTTTGAGTTGATGCGTCCATTACTGATTATTTGTAATTTCTTTACCTGATGTATCAAACATTCTTACTGATGGTTGTGAACCTTTTGATTGAGTATTTCCATCTTGTTTCCAACCGAAAGTGTTTTTGTCAACTTGTGCTGCACCATTTGAATAAGTACCAACAGTATTTGCCAATCTTTCTGCGTTTAAATTAACTATAGTACGAATTTGTTTTTGAGCATTAGAATTTATGTTAAAGAAATCTTCTGGTGAACCAGTCATTGATTTAATTATTTTTTCAACTTCTGGATTTATTCGTTTAGAAGATAATGTATTAATAACATTATTTCTAAAATCTGTAATCAATGTTTGCATTTGTGCTCTTGCTTCAGTTGATGGAATTCCTACTTTTGATCCATTATTTTTAATTAATTGATCAATTTGATCTGCTTGCTGAACCATATTTTTATGAACAGATAAATCATCTCTAAATTTTTTAGCTTCTTCTGTGGTAGGAGCAAAGATAGTTGTGTTACCCAATCTAATCGCTTTTTCAAGCATAGCAGGATTATTCATTGGATTTTGTACAAATTCTGCAGGAGCACCGTTATAATTTATACTTCTTCCAACAAAATTACCTTGTTCATCAAATACGCTTTTAACACCAACTTGAACATTCTTTGGAACTCCATATTCAAGTTTTTTAGATTCTAAATCTTGAGTAGATACTTGCCCACCGTTTGCGTTAACTGTATTAATCCAATTAGATAATCTTTTAGTAGGATCAATATTTTCTTGACCAGCTTGATTACCAGCAATATTAGCAGATGAAACAGCAGCAGCCGTTTTATTTTGATTTTGTGCAGCAGTTAATTGTTGGCCACCTAATGCTAGATTTTGATTACCTAATGCTAGATTTTGATTACCAGTATCAATTATCTGTTGTTCTTTAGTAGGAGCAAACTTAACGGCAGTTGCACCTAATGATATTTGATTTGCTCTTATTGCAGCTTCTTGAGCAGCAGCAGCTTGCTGTGTCTTAAATTGTTGCATTGCCTGATTGGAAGCAATTGTTCCAAGTAATGCCTTGCTATCTTCAAGAGTTAATCCACCTGATTGATATTTTTTAATTAACTTAGGATCAATTGATTGAACTAAATTAGGATCTAAATTTTGAGGATTTCCTAAATAGCCATTTAGCATTCCCATGTTGACTGTACGCTGTTGTTCATTTGCAACGTGTCTAGTCATTGCATCATTAATCGTAGAACCTATATCGTTTAATGCATTACCAATATTCTGACCAGCAGATGTAGCAGCTTGTAAATAGCCAGAAGGTAGAACGCCAGCGTTCGATCCATTATTTTGAAAGTATGAACTTTTTTCCATTTTAGGCGTGGGCTAAATTTTCAGAGCGTTGTACTACTTCAATTTTAGAATCCATCCATTTACGGATAATCTTTTTTAGAAGTGGTTTGTTTGATATAAAAGCAGCAAATCGTTCGCCATGCTTTAAGTAAAGATTCTTAAACCACACTGGACCATAATTTAGCATCCAGTTACGGAAGATCATCCACTTTGGATTATCTTCTCCATATATTTCACGAGCAACCCAACATAAATTACCAAATAAACTACCACCGCCTGTAACAGGAGCAGTCGCAAGTTTTGATAATCCGCCTAAAGCACCGCCAATCATAGCAGCATTATTGGAAGCTGTTGCAGCAGCAGCAGCATTTTGAGCCTGTGTATTACTAGTATAAATATTGGAAGCGTAACTTGATTCTGGATTAAATAAAGAAGGTCCAGCAGACGCTGTGTTGGATTGGCCTTGATTATATGTACTTGCCATTGAATTATAAGCACTCGATGGACGGCCAAGTATTGTTTGAAAAGGATCTCCAAGAGCAGCCTGATTAACGCCTACTAACTGAGTTGCATAACCGCGATCCATTCCAGTCTGCGCATTATTAAGTTGAGCAGCCTGACCAAGATTATTGATATAATTCTGATTAATACTACTAGCTGTGCTAATATTCTGTTGATTACGATTATATTGATTAATTAGACGATTTTGAACTTCAGCACCTATTGCCTGTGGTCCCATTGCCATTCCACGCGCTGCATAAGCTGCACGAGTCTGTTGATCAGCTTGGCGTTGCTCTTCTGGACTTAAAGCACCATTAGTGCTTAATAAATTCTGTGCTTGCTGATTTAATGCACTAGTTACGCCACCATTTGTTAATTGTGAATTAAGTAAATTAGTTTGTGCGTTATTGGTTGGCGCATTTAAAGAATTGGCACGTTGTAACGAAGTATTCAGTAATGGATTAGCATTAAGCAATGCCTGCGTAGCTTGAGGTCCAAGATTGTTTACGTCTGCAATATCAGCAGAACGCTGCTGTGTATTAGCTGCTGCGCTAATGTTACCCAGTTGAGGCGTTAACTGACTGTACATGGATAGCAAGCCGGGCGTATAATTGCCATTAGCGTCAGTCGTTCCGTTGAGCGACTGATTGGCCATTTGCAGGTTTAGTGCGTTGTATTGTGGCTGAAATTGCGCTTCAGCAGCATATTGCTGCGGAGCTAGTGCAAGTTGTGCTGCTAACGTATCGGACGTTTGCTGCGCGTAATTAGGTTGCTGTGCTGCGGTTACGTTTGTAGATCCCATATTAGCAAAGGCTTGCGGCCAGTTTGATGTATTTTGAGGTAATTGAAACTTTTTTTCCTTTTCTGAATCCGACTACGTCGACGGAACCAGCAGGCCATTTTTTGAACATTTCGACGAAAAGTAATAATATTGCACCCGGCTTGGTACTAATTACGTCTAACAGTACCAGTGTGTCTCCCTTTGGATTTGTAGGCTCCCAATTAAAGTATGAGCTTACTTCATCAGCATTGCACTGATTTCCCATTCCCATTGCTACAGGCTCATTTTTATCCATTACAAATACAATGGTCTTCTGATGAACGTGAAATGCAAGGTAGTTTTTAACTGTATCTCTGTGCCAATCCAAGAAACAACCATTTTTGCCATTTGCGATGGCAAAGTCGGTTAGCTTTTCTAGCCAATCGATTTTAGGTTTTTCTTGTTCAGCTATCATTAGGTTTCAGAAATTAAGGTTCTGCCCGGTACGGTTGAAGTAATACGAAGTCCACGAACTGTTGGTCTACCAGTAATTGATTCAATTTGCATATCTAAACCAAATCCACGACTAGCTATACGAAAACGCTTAGTATAATCTTGAGCAGTTGATGATGAAAAATTAAATACTTGTTTAGTATTGTCAGGATTAACTGTATTAGCAGTAACTTTTAATGAGTCACCTGCATTACAAAGAATATCCATTTCTCCCGAAGAAAAATGTTTTGCAGAATAATTATTATAAAAATATCTTCTTGTAATAATTTTACCAGCAATAGGATATTGAGTAAAACCATTACTTATAGTTGCAGGTAATGTAAATGGAAGTGTAGGAGTACCAGTAGTAAAATCAAATTCGTCGTAGTTATTTTCTTCAGTTAAAAATATACCTTTTTCCTGATTAATAGCGTAAAGACGTTTTGCAGCACCAGTATAACTTGTTGAAGATGTAGTGTATAAGGCTACAACAAAATTATCTATATACATTCCAGAAGGATAAGTATCAATTGATTCCCATTGCTTATTAAGCATGGAATAAATTAATACTGCATTATTTCTTGTAGCACCATCAATAGGAACAGCCAAGTAATAACGATTGTTAAATACAGTGCCTACCGCATTTGATACATAATCAACATTAATGCGCGACATTATATCCGAAATATTATTGGACAACGGTGTCGTATTACCTAGTAATTTTAAATCTAAACTAGGATTGAGTAGGTAAACGCCGTTGTCCGAAAGAAAGAAAATAAACTCACCAGCTTGTACTATTGAACGTCTTGCTGAACATCCAAATTCTGAGGTAAGAGTTTGAATTGTTGTATTGCCACCGGGAGGTGCGCCAGAAGTGTAACCGTTAGGATCAACGTAAGCATAATAGATTGAGTTACGTTGAAATATTAAAAATTGATTCTGCTGCCAGTCTTGAAATCCAACAATATAATCATTAGCACCAAGATTAATAGTAAACTGTGAAAATTGTAGATCCCAAGTGTCGTTACTTAAGTAATCTGATGCAGCTATTTTATCACGTTGTAATTTATAGATTAAACGATTTGTGCTATAAAAACCAAAATCAGAACAAGGCATATTAGCTGCCGCTAATGAACTAGCTCCTTGTGGAGTTACGCTTACTGTTGTGGCTCCATCCCAAACAAGTGGTGCTTTACCTTTTTGACAATAAATAGTTCCTCCTGCTGGAGTTGTAGGAGTAGTAGAAATTGAATACTGGAAAACATCAGCATTTATGTAAAAAATAATGAATGAACCATTATAATCAGTTTGAGTTGCTCCAGTAATAATTATTTCGTCACCATTTGAATATCCATGACCATAAAATGTAACCGTTACTGTTCCACCAACTCGTGCAATCGAATTTGGACTTCTTAAAGGTCCACCAGATCCACGAAGAATATAAAGTACATTATTTGCCTGCACTAAATCACAATTATCTGTAGCAGCAATTGTACGACCTGTAGGATAAAGAATTGAACTATTAATTGATTGTGTAGATATATTATAAACGTATAGACGATCATTACTGGCCAATACGATATATTCTGTGCCATCTAATGCTAGAAATGTATTGCTTGCGTATATAGCGGCACTTGAAATTCCGCTTGGAGTCATACGTTTTAAACCTTTGCGAACTGCCGCAGTGTTTCTATCCAAACGCATATTCTGCGACAATTGCAGGTAACCCGGCTCAAGCTCTAATGGATTGGTACGCGACTGCATACCGATAAATCCATTTTCGGCTTCAACTAGATAATCGTTTGTGAGTGGTTTTGACATTACGATTTAATTGCTTTACTATAGTGACGTATGGCGTAGATGCCTGCAATAATAGAAATGATAAGTGATATAATCCTTAAAGATTGTTCGACTTCGCTCCATCCTACAATAAGACCAAATAAAGAAGTTATTGCACTTGCTCCGCCTTTAATATCTATCATTTCGTGTGTTTCTTGCATAACTTATCCTTCAACTTTAATGCTAAAGTTAGAACTTGCTACGCCATTAATATTTAAAGAACCACCGCTGTCTTGTTGAGAAGTTACTTGAAATTGCATAAGAGCTAATGTCCAATTTGCAGAATCTGTTGATGGATAAACTGTACTAGTAAATGCTGTTTTACTAATGTAATATTTAGAATTTAAAGAACATTTAACAAATGATCCTACAGTATATGTAGTACCAGAAATCCAGAAATTTGCTAATGCAGTTAAGTCAACAATACCAGTTGCACATGAATCGTAATTACTTGCTAGGCCAGCGTCGCCCGGTATGGCTGCTCCAGCAAAGTTATCACCAAACATACTTTTTATTTTTACTTGTCTATAACCTGTTCCATTAGAAGCCCAATTTAAACACGCTGCTAAACTGACACGTTTAATACCAATATCATAAGGAACTGTCAGCCATGTTGGACTTGAGCTATTCCAAAATCCTAAATCATCTAATTTACCAAAATTCCAAGATACAGCGGTTTCGGTAGAGTTAGGTATTGATTGTGCTCCACCAGATAAATTTATAATTGCTGCTGCGGCTTTTGTTTTATAATTATCATTAATATTTGATGT